CTCCATGCAACCACCCATTTCTGCCTTGCGCCATCCACCACCACGTTCTTTATACCACTTGGCAGCAAAACCATTTGCGTAGGCTGAAGGGTACACATCGTACTTTGCTTTGGCAGCAGCTTTTGCTCTACTCCACAGTTCAGGATTGGTGGGCACATTGCCACCATTTTTCATCATGTTTGCTTCAGGATGTGCAGCAAAGAATGACTCTTCCGTAGGATACTTTTGGTAAAACTCTTTTTCAGAGTTTACACCAGCTATTTTTAGAAATTGTGTTTTCATCTTAGTCGGTACTTAGTCGTTACATAGTCGGTACTTAGTCGGTACTTAGTCGTCATATTTGTTTAACCAGTTCTTTGCCTCATTAAAAACAGGAAGATCAATTTTAACAAAAGGATTCTCTTGCATTTCCATGTACTTTTGTAGACTTCGCAAGCTTGACTTTACAACAGGTGCTAATGCATTTTTCGCAAGACCTGCTGAAAAACCTCCCACTAAAGATTCTACTACAGGAACATAATTCACATTGCCTGCTGCAGGTAAACCAAAAAGTTGGTCAACCTTCTGTCTGTTTTCCTTTGTGTTCTCATATTTGTCAAGCCACTCTCCACCATCCTGCTTGCGCTTATGCTGGTAGGAGATTCTTTCACTTGACGTTTTGGAACGCTTGAACTTTTGTTTTTCTGAACTGCTAAGTTCAGAGGCTGTCTTGGGTGTATCTTCTGAGATGCGCTTTGAGGGTCTGCATGCAGGATAACCTGCGCGCTTTTCACCTTCTTGCCTGCCACACTCTTTTCCTGTTTTGATGTCTACCCACTTTTCAGCAAACCAACGGTCTAGTCCACCATGCTGACCACCATCTTGCTTTTGATTTACTCCATATGTTCCTGCTCCTATTGTTGGTGGAAGTAAAACTAATGGCCTTTTATTCATTTCTTTTAAAAAACCACTAATGTTTCCTTTCTTTTTTAATGCTTCTATAAACGGAGTCATTGTATTATCTAATCCTGTTTCTTTTACATAATTTTCTAAAGCATCATCAAGCTGTGTTCTGGTTATTTTGAAATCTTGATTTAATGGTATTTTATTCTTATAAGCAATAAAATCTTTTAATTGGGCAGCTCTTTCTCTTATTTCATTTCCAAAATTATGACGTTTCCCTTTTAAGTATTTACTTGTTCTATAAGGTAAATCACTAAAATTAAAATATTTTTCCCAATCCATTCCTTCTTTTAAACTGTTACTATAATAATGACCTGTCTCATGAGCAGCTATCATTGATTTTTGGGCATCGGTTAAAGGAACACCTTTGATATTTGCATCCTTACTTACAAGAGTTTCAGTCCTACCACTTCTATTTGTACCAAGACTTGTTCCTGGATAGTCTCCTGCAGGATTATGTCTTTGCACGGCAGTAGATAGTTTTTCTTCTAATTCAGGAGTAAGTTGTTCATTCCAACCTTTCTTATGTTTCTGAGAAAGTAGTCTTTCTGCTCTTGCAGCAACCGCTTCTTTTTGTGTTAAATATTTAGAAAAATCAGCACTATGAGAAGTGAATAATTGTTTAGGCGTGTTTATTCTAGGATACCCCCTCCACCAATGAGGTGTATTTAATGCAGTTGTTTCAGCATCTGTTAATCGTCTAATCTGCTCTAATTCTTCAAAAGTTTGAGGAGTTAACTTTTTACTTAATTCTACATAATTTCTTGGAAGCAAATACTCTCTACCAGGAGCACCTGAAAAATAACCCTCAACAGGATTTTGTCTAATATTAAATTTTGCCGCCTTTTCAGCAGGAAGCCTTATTGATCTTATTTCAGGCATTCCCACATAACCCCTGCTAGATTGTATGCCAGGAGATGAATAATATGAAATATCATTAGGATTTGAACTAAATCCTCTCCCATAACCAGGTTGGTTTATTCTTGCAAGTTCTATTCTTTCCGCCAATGTCAAACTCTCTGGAGGCCTTTGCAAAAGCTCATCCAATCTAGATAAATCAGCAGTTTGTCCAGGTCTTTGAACTCTAGACAAAATGACCTCAGTTGGTTGCTTTGCCGCAACAGAATTTAATCTATAAGCATTTTTCAAAGGAGTTTTTGTTGTCAAAAACTGACCAGTACCTGCCAAAGGATTTGTAAGATTGTTTACAAACTGTCCAGCACTCTTTGCTCCAAGTCCTGCTAATGCTCCTGTTGCTACAGGAATTGCAACATCTAATGCTGCAGCACCATAGTTACCTTGCTTTACATTAAGCGGGATTCTCCCTAAACCAGATGCCATATCTCCCACCATTTTTAAGGGGTTTAAATAGTCATCAATAAAACTATCAGGGTCATTTGGAAAGAATCTGAGTTTATCACCGGTAGCACCAGTTTCTTGAGCTAAGTTTTCTGGTGTCAAACGTTTTCTAAGAGGTTTTGAAGCTGCTGCTTGACTAGCCTGTATTGCCTGTCTTCTTCTAGCTAACTCCTGTGCATCACGTTGTGCTTTGAGTTTTTCAGCAGCTTGCATAGTCATTGTTGGTGTATAGTTTGCACCTGTAGATTCAGCAGCAGGCGTGTAATACGGTTGAAATGTTAATCCACCACGTTGCATCCAGTTAGCAGAAGGTTGCTCCAGCTCTGGTTGCATGCGGTAGTCTGATGTGATCTCTGCACCGGCAGGAAGGTTCTTTGCAGCCACCAGAAAGCGATTGCTACCTTTTTTTACACTGACAGCATTGGGTGAAGATGAATGGTTGTGAAAGTTTCCTGTAAGTCCTACAGGTTGTCCCTGCTGGTGAGCAAGACCTATGATCTCACCTTTTTTGAAACCTTTGTTTGCAAAAAGACCCTGTCCTTCAATAGAGCTTTTGTCTACAAAGACGTTATCCTCACCAGCAAGCTTATACCCTTGAGTGGATATAAACTTCATGAGTATATCCTTGCTATTTTTCATCACCTTGAGCTGTTGATGTGCTTGCTATTTGTGAGTTTTAATACCATCTTTTTGTCACCGCTGACGTTTTTGCGCAAGATAATGTTGTTACCATAGTGACGAAACTTCTTGTGTTCAAGTGGTGACTTAAAGTAATCAATGTAGTCAGGGTTAATAATCTTCTGAACACCAGCACATTCTGTATTCCACATTGGTTCACGCGCAGTTGTAAATTCACCGCGATCTTTTGTAACATCCCAAAACTGATTAAACCTGTACTTGTTTTCTTCTTTTGAAAAGAGAATCTCTATACCACTTGTAGAAATTTGTGGATAGTTGACCAAATCTAATGGAGCATTCTTGCCTTTAATTCTTAATTTAAGAAGCCCTGAAATCTGTTCAGAATTGTAAAGCACAGCCCTGTCAAAATTCTCATCAATAACATGATGAAAATCTTTCCCGTCATTGTAAAACTTGTAAACATCCAAGGTGTATTCTACACTTCTAAGCGTGGTTACAGCGTTTGGCGTAACCACAGGATACTCAATTTCCCATGCGTAGTTTGTGCCATAGTAATTGCAATAACTGTCCCAGCGGTTGTTATGTCTCCAAATAGCATTGTCTTTAATTGAAAGAAAATGTCTAAAGGAAGGTATTAACAGAGTTGGTTTCCAATCATGAAAACTTATCCACTGCTTATTTTTAGGATCATAACTCACTGTCCAGTGACAAGGCTTGAATACTGCAGGATTGTCAAAAGTACAAAAAGTTTTGGTAATTACAGGATTATTTCCAGAACCAGACACAGTCACAAAGTAAGGCACACCTGAAGGATCATCAAACATCAGGTCGTTTCTTAACGGCACATAGTCACGCTTTGTAAAATACACAAGTTCATATTGTGGATCATATACAGCTTGTATACCAATTCCAACAACAGGGTTGTCATAGTATGGATAGTCAGGATATGCTTTTAAAAACTTGCTAGGAAGATTTTCATTAAACCAAAACTTCATACCATTGCGTGAAATTTCCGTCATTCCTCCAGCATACTGCATAATTTTGCCTGACTGCTGTGAAACAAAAAATAAACCATGAGGTGTGTTAACTGCTGCCCTAGATGATATGCTACTTGCATATCCAATGGTGTCATCAGCATTAACAAGAGCTTGCATGTTTCCTTGAAACAGACCTCCATCGCCAATGGTCAGTTTAACACCCCCTGTTGTCTGAAGCTGATCTACACCTACAAACATTACAGGTTCAGCATCCTCAAAAAGAATCATAGCGCCTGTAGCATTAAGATTCTTAATTGTACTTATTTTTCCTGAGAAGTCTTTGTAGTTAAGCGCAAGATAATTTCTCCAATTATCTCGTCTAAGTCCAGACTGCTGTTGGAGGGAGTATATTCCTCTATCAGGGTAATATTCAAAGCATGTGGTGTATAGCCTAGGGTCGTAGTCACGGGGGAGTATAGAAGCCCATGATGCAAAGTTGTTGAAAAGTTTTGATGCGCTGAGAGATAAGTCATACTTAAAAAAGATTGGTTTTGTGATAAGATCAGATCTGAACATTGTGCTCAAATCATTAAAGGAATTTCCATAAACATCATAGAATTTCTCATAAGATTCCTGACCATAGTCGCGATATGCCATGTTCAGTTCACTCTCTGTAAAGAAATCTCTCACACCATTGTGAAACAAATACGCATAACTATTTTTTACTGTCAAAGCCCCTGTTATAGAACTTGGACGATCTAAGCGATGAAAGTCACTTGGTGTGTTAATGTCAATTATAGGTAATGTAAAAATACCATTTGGAAAAACGCGTATGGTAAAGTCTTGCGCGTCATATTTTTCAAAATTTACCCAGTAACGCGGCACAGGACCATTTACATAGTTACGATAATCATACTCAGTCCTGTTTGGCATGTCATACATCCAGGTGTTAAAGAACATGTAAGGATTCTTTTCTGTGTAACGATTTATGTACACATCTCCACCAAAAATTGGACCTGATGTAAATCTTTGCTCTGTTTCACTTGATGTCAAAAACACACATGATCCCGTAGGAATCTGTACAACTGAACTTAATTGGCCATATTGGTTTTGAAAATCTACCTTTACAGCACCATAATAAGCAACAGTAGTTGTAGTGATTTCATTTTTCAAAGGTTCACTGTGAGTAACACCACCATCTTTTACTCTATGCTTTGTATTATCTTGTCCACTCACAGGGTCTGACACAGTTGATGAAAGTTTTAATGCTACATACTTGTTGCGATTAAGATTGTTAATCCTATATGTTGCATCAAAATCGTGCAAGCCTGATCCTACATACTTGGCAGATGATGGTACAATTTGACGTCTAATAGACTTTTGTAATCCTCCTGGCACAGAACTATTACTCACATTAGAAAAACTAGAGTAAAATCCATGAGAATTATACTGCAGCATGTACTGGCGATCTTTAGACAGGTTTCTCAAAACTTCTAAAACCTGGTCTATTCCTTGACCAAAATAGTAAAGACTGCTTGCTGCCAATAGTCCAACACCAACAGCATTAACACCAGCGCCTACAGGATTTTGAACTGCTCCTGCGATAAGCGCAGGTAAAATAGTGGCAGGTCCAGACTCTGTTGAAGATCCTGTAGAAGCACCTGCAACAACAACTCCTGCTTCAACTGTACCTGAATAAGTTGTTTTACCAAGAGCATTTAGTAACGCTATACCAGCTCCAACAACTGCTGCAATAGCAAAAGCTCCGTCTGAAAGCAATACATGTTTGGGGTGCTTTTCTGGAAATTCATAACGACCTGTAACAGTGCCTCTCTCTTCTGTGTAAAGCTTTACGTAGTTTCCACCCAGGTAAGGTTTTACAAAGTTTGTTTCAGGAGAGTGAAAAGAAAAAATATCTCTTTTGTAGTTAGAGAGCTTTGATGCTGACTCAATTGTGCCTGGGTTAGCACTGCCGCTATCTAAAACAGAATAGTCATCTGTCAAAAAGTTATCCGGACGCAGATCATTATAAGGATAGTTCTGAATAAGACCTTTTCTTGAGTTGTTACCTGCAAGATTATACTCCAGCATGTTATTAAACATACCTTTTGCAACAACTGTGCGGTTGCCTTCGCGCGAACCTCTCAGAATCTCATAACCAATAATGTCTGTTATTGGCTGATTATTTTCATCTACAGGATGAGCAATATTGTAAAACTCAACACCAAGAACAATAATTTTTGTACCTCCTTGATTATGAATATGAATTGTTTCATTGGAAGGCATTTTGTGGTGCCTGATAGGTTTGCCACATAATGTATCCCAAATAGGTTCCTTATCATCAGGATAACGTTCTGTAGACTCCCAGTATGACATGTCACCCTTAGCAATAATAACACCGCCATCAGCTGTTGTTCCACCGGCGTTGTACCTTGTAGAAGTATCATACACCTGCCACACCTTGTTTTGAGAAGGTGTCAGCAAGTCTGGACCAGAAACAGTAGTTGTGTCAAGTGAATTAGCTGCACGTCCTGGTATATGATAAGACGCTGAACGCGCACCAGTTCTGTATACCCAACGTATAAAAAATGAGTACACTTCATCACGCATGTAACCAACTGTGTTTCCACCGCCCCAGTAATAGTCAACAGGATACTCAGCGGCTACCCATGACGCTCTAATCTGATTTGCTAAAGGCTGATAGTTAAAATATGGTTGTGTAGTAACACCTGTTCTAATGAGATAGTCATTTACCTCAAACATCTTTTCACTCTTTTCATATACCACAGATTTAAGTGGTATCTGACTAATGTCAACTGTTGGCAGACTTTGTAAAAACAGATCAAGCGTAACTTTGCTTTGTCGTATAGAGTAATATCCAATCTTTTTGGCTATAGTCTGTTGGTTGACAACAGCTATTACTACCAATTCATATTCCTCAAAATTCTGGTCAAGATTTGTAACAGTAATGTCAATAGAACCACCAATACCTGAGTGATCCCAAATAGCTTGGGGATTGCTTGGAATAGAATAGTCTGTAAGACGCACTCCATTTTCAGAATAAGCTACACATGCTATATAACTACCATTGTTCAGCTGACCGGCACCTTGAGCCTTGCTAACATTCACACAAGGTTGTGTAACCAAAGGATGAAGCCTTAACGCGTCACAGTCCAGCTCTTCTGAATAAAGTGGTTCATAGCAATTAGGATCAGGATTTGCATCTCCTATTACTTTATATGGCACCCTGTCAAGATTCAGAACACGATCAGGATTCAGGTTGTCTGCAAAATATACAGAAGTAGTACAGTCATAGTTACCTTTGACTACTGCACTAATCATGTGCGTTTTTTTGAAATTAAGGCATGCTGCGTTAACAACTAACGAGTAACTGCAGTCACTTTCATCAAAAATTCCTATCTCTGAAGAACTGTCATTGGTAGAAAATATCACCCAGCGGGTCTGAGAAATATTGGCAAAACCTATAATGCTGTAAGGAACAGTAGCACAAAACTCATTAGAAGGTTCGTTTCCAATAGAGCCTGACTCTCCATAATGAGAGTTGTTGATAGCATTCACAGCGTTAAGCCAAATCCCCTCTGACATATAAATGTCAGTATAGTCTTTGACCATACCTTTGTGAAAACTGTTCGTCTCAGTTACACTGCTTTTGCTAAAGTTCTCGCTCATTGTTCTTTGATGTTGTAGTTTTTAGATTTCAACACCTTGTATACTTCTTCTGTAAGATATCCTATAAGCCATGCTGTAGACTCTTCATCTTTTATTTCAATGTCAGAAGTCATCTTTACAGCAAGGTGAAAAACCTCGTGCGCAATGAGATTGTGAGAAAGTTGTTCTTCAACCAGAACTATGTAATATTCATGCCCTTTAGAACTAAACAACTCAAAAACAACGCCGTCTGCGTCCATCACATTTATCATTCCGTTGCACTTCTTATCAAGTTGAGCCTGCATATCTTCCATGTTCTTTACAACACAAAGATTTGCGTACCTGCTGTAAATTGAAACAGGTATTTTGCGCTTAAATATCTTACTGGCCATTGCATTATCTCTTAAACATGTTGTAGTACTTGTGGTATTGAGCCTTGCGGTTCATTTCCCACACCTGCTTAAGTTCTCTGAAATCTGGTGTATTAACAAAGGATAGTGCATTATTTCTGGCCGCCTTGAGTCTTTGCTCTACTAGTTGCATGAAATTTGCCACATTTTCACCACTCATGTACAGGTTCTCATAAATGCGCTGTTTGATTGCATATTCATAGAACTCGTTTACTAAAGGATGATCCATCACCATAAGGTTTCCATCGTCATCCTCCATTAAAGACTGATAGTTTATGTACACAACACCCTCATCAAAGTTGGTCACCAAAAAACCATTCTTTATAACAGCTGTATGCCAGTCATTACTGTTAATATTGATGCAGTCTGGTGATACACTTTTGGATTTTTCAATGCGCATAGGTGTAAGCACATTGTAAGTATGTCGTCTTCCTGGCGTGTTATATGCCATAATGTGCTTTCCATCATGATCTTGCTCAATGACAGCTGAATTTACTCCTGTAAAAACAGGTCTTGATGCCATGATGATAATCTTAGCATTAGAAATACTGACAGGAGCATCAGAAATAATTTGAAGCAGCGACGTAGTTGGTGTAAGTATGTTGAATGAAAGAATAGTATCATCAGGCCCTATAACTTGCACTATAAGGTTCTGAGAGTTTAGACCATGACTAATATTGTTAACACCGGGCGCAAGGGTTTGAATAACTGTCTGTTGCTGTACTACGTTTCCAAGTGCATAAAACGCAGACTGTTGACCCATAGCAGCACCTTCCAGCAACCCTTCTGTATAAGTTTTTGTTTTGTCAGGATGCTCTATGTCATGCACGTTATGTCCTTCGCAAAGCAGCGCAAAGTTGAGTACGTAAAAGTCGTTAGGCAATTTGCCCTTGCCTTTGTGTATCTCTATAGCTTTTGAACGCGAAGGATTAACCCTAAGGCCAAGTTCGTAATTCACTCTTATGGCAACCTTGATGAGCTGTTGAGCATCAATCATACCCTCAAGATCAAAGCTTCTTAGATCAATCCTGACACTGTCAAGAACATCGTCAAAGTTTCTGTATTGTACTTCAGTCATCATTGCTTAACTTGTTTATCGTGCCACGTGTCTGTTATCTTGCTGAGTATCCTGAGGTATTTGAAGCATTACTCCAAGATCTCTCAAGACAAGTTGTTCAATTTCTGAAAACAAAAATTCAGGAACATTGATAGTCTTATTCTGAACAGAAACACAATTGTCAGAAGTTGTACAATTATATTGGCTGATGTCACCTTCAAATACACCTTCTATACGTATTGCATCCCACTCAAGATTTGGAAAGTAGAGATAACCGTTAAGAAACCAGTAGTATTTCTTTTTGTTGTACTTAAAGGTTTTTTGGCGACTCATCTGCTCATAAGTAGTAGGAAAAGTGGGAGTGAGTTCCTCAGAAAAATCAATAGAGGTTACAGACCTAATTAGAGGTCCATAATAACCTTCTATCATTGCTGGAAGCTTTTCTTTGGTGCGTTTTATGTAACAGTCTGAAGTAATGCAGTGACAATCAGCTTGAGCCCGGTCAACTTCTATAAGTTCAACAAAGTCAAGCACTTGAAAAACAGAGTTAAACTTCATAATGCGGTTCAGATTATCCTGACGACGCATTAAAAGTTTTGCATGCTTCATGATCAGCGAATACAAAAACCTGTCAGTCACAAAAGCATCTTGCTTTACAGATTTTATGATGTTACGTACTCTAGATACAGCTTCTGATATAGTAATCATTTTTCTTAAAGTTCAAACTCATTGTATGTATCAACCTGTTCTTTTGCTGATTCTTGTCTATCCATGTGATATTGTAATGAACGATAAAGCCCTGCCATTTTCATGTTAGGGTCTACCTGCACATACTGTTTCCATCTTTCAGGATAGGTCTTTCCTACAGTACGTTTGAAGTCTCTGGTAGGCACAAAGCCATATAGCTCATTGTTCTTAAAGCGATACTTAGTCCCATAAGTAGTAAAGAATATCTTGGCAAGATGTTGGTCACTTTCCCAGTTGCGGTGCTGAATGACCTTCATGTACTCAAGTGTGGTTTTATAATCCACATTCTTGTGCTTCTTAGGAGGACAAGTTCCTATAAAAAGATGCCCAATTTGCTCTGGAATTTCTACCCCATCACGCTTGTCAACTACCATTTGCCACATTACCCCATTGAAAGTGCTGATAATTTCTTTAATTTCAGCAGCTGTCAGATTCTTAGCAGCAGGTATACTTTCTCTAATAATGCTGATAAACTCTCTATTAAGGGTTCCTTCAGCAATTCTTCTGAAACGAGGCGCGTGGAGATCAAGCTTTTTTGCGTCTTTCATAGTCGCCTTACAATAAGAATTTACGTAAAAAAATGGACATTTTGTGCATGTTTGGTCTACAAATTACACAGTGTATACAAACTCTGATATCAAACCTTTATCAGCTTCATGCAAATGCAACATTGCTGAACGCTTGTTGCCTACAAACTTGTTGTGATAATGATAATAGTCTGAGTTGGTCAATGCAGGTATGATCCTGGAAATAAAGCCATGTTCTTCGTTTTCTGTAATAACCTCTTTGGTTTTGCGTCCATGATAGTGTCCTGTATAGAGCATGCGGTGCTTGGAAGCACCCCATTGCTGGGGGTACTCTACAGCATAGACCAAAGGGTTATTCTTAGCGGTGACGTCCCCGTGTTCAAAACAAAGCATGTTGTCCCCATAGGTGATCACTTTTCGTTCTGCGTAGTCAATATTGAACACTGTGTTGGGCCATTCTTTGAATGTCTGTGACAGCGCGTGCAACAGGTGAAAAGAAGACAATCTGTCGTGGTTTCCTGAAATAAACACCACTTCAAGGTTCTCACAAAACTGTCTGACGTGAGCAATCGTCCATGATAGCGCTTCAAAGGCTTTCAAGTACGCTTCTGTGGCCATTTCTGAGTTCTCCACCGGTGTGCCTTTGGTAGTGGTTCCAGAGAACGTGTCCATGTTGAGCGTATCAGGACCAATGATCATGATCACTTTTTCCATCATGTAGTTCTTGTAACCCTTGGCTACCAGGTACTCAATAGAGTTTTTCAAGATCTCACCCATGTCTTCATTCCCCACTTTGCCAAAGTGCAGGTCCTGTAAAGAAAGAACCCCGCAAACTCTTTCTGGAGACGTGGCGTTAATCCAGAAAGCTGCGGGGTCAATGGGCTCAAACTGAGGAAGTTTGTATTCTGAAAGCAGTTCTAAAAAGTTGTTCTGCACCTGCTCTGCCTGTGGGATCCTGGTCACCAGCGCTGATACAAGCCACTTAGTACCTTTTTCTTTGTTCCAGTACTGCGAAAGCTTCCACTTGGTAGTATCTATCTTAAGGATCTTGATAATCTCTTCTGCACTGCGAGGCTCTGTAGCAGAGATACCGGTGATCTTAGAGGTACCGCTTTCCAGGTCCTCATGTACTTCTACCACAGAAGTAGGTTTGGCAGCATGATGGCGCATATCACCTGTAATGCCCAGCTGCTGTTCCATTTCAAAAAGCTGTTCTTCTGCAGAAAGCTCTGATTTGGCGCCAGAAAGATTGTTTTGTACCAGCTTTAGGATGATATCATCCATCTGCTGGCCTACTTTGTTGATTGCTGTGATGATCTCACTTCTTATTCTTTGATACTGGCTCAAAGGTATACCCAGGCGCTCAGCTTCAATATCAGCTGATTTTTTGCGCTTCAGGCTATGATAAACTGCTTCAATGATGTTCATAGGATAAGGATAGAGTTAAGTTAGCAAACTCTACAAATTTACAAATGTTTTGTAGAAGTTGTTTCTGTCAATAAAAAAGAAGACCCCTGGCTTTTGACCAGGGGCTCCCTCATCATATTACTGGAAAACCAACAAACCAGCGCAATGATATTTTTTTACATGTTAACACTGAACTGCAGCGAATCCTGTGATGCATCCTTGAATAGGGTCCAGGTCGTATAGTATACCATCAATCCAGAACTTTGTCATTCCTGTAACAGGCACTTGCCCAGCGCTATCGTAATAAAGGCAGCAGCCCACATGTGATATTCCAAACGTAGGACAGTTAGAATAAATAGTTTGAGTTTGGTTACTGCATGCTCCATTACCATTTCCAAGACCTACATTAGTGTGCATGTTATACAGAAGCTGTCCACAATCGCTTGATTGAGTACAAACCACAGAACCTCCTGTTATTCCTGACCCGTTTGTTGTGTATGTAATAGGGTTTCCTTGGTTATCTACAATTATAATAGGTGTTTCACTGCAGAGATTAATCTGATAAAAGTTATTCATATTGTAGGGCAAGACAGAAATGTCTACATTTGTCAAAGATCCTCCAGGAGGAGTGTATTGAATTTGAGATCCAGGGTACACTTGAGTTATTTCTTGAAAAAGATTAACATCATAGCAAAAACCTGTTGGAGGTTGAGGTTCTATTTTAAACGCCATTGTTGAGACAACAGAACTTGTCAAACCATTATCACAAATAGCCTGCACCGTTACATCATAATTGGTGCTATATTGAAGACTATTACTGTTGTATGATGTAACAACGATAGGTAGAGTAAGACCAACTGCGTTTACAGAAGTGCATTCATATGTTGGCAAAGGTGTTACCTGTGGTCTATGACACACTGTATACCCTGTCGCACCAGCAACAGGTGTAAAATTAATATTAAGTTGTATCGCCATGGTTCATGTGTTGTACATTAGTCTGTAAGAACAGCTGTCAAATTTGTTGGAGCAGGGCACGAGGGTTCAGGGCCAGTTGTGCAGTTTCCACCACAAATACGAGTGCCCATCTCAGGACATGAAGGTGCTTCTAAGACAACCTGATAGAAGTAAGATGTTGAATAAGAAAGTGTTACACTAAATGTTGTAGGACCATTTATGTCTAATGAATGCGTGTGAACCAACGGACTTGATGTATTTGGACCTTGATAAATTCTTACCACATCATATTGCACACCGTCCCCAAGCGCAGGAAGAGAAAATGTAACAACATTTCCAGAGGGAGTTGCAGTAATTCCTTCAGGGCAAACCAGTCCTCCTGAACAATCTTCATTTCCAGCAGTAGGGCCTCCAGTTGTGCAAATTGACAAAACTCTGTAAATGTAAACAACATTATCAAGAACTGTAGTGTCAGTATAGCTGTTTACAGTTGGTCCAACAGTTGCTATTGTTGTAAAACTGGTAGAAGGTGTCTTGCGTTGAACCTGTTGACCAGTAACATTGGAGCCTCCACCTGGAGTCCAAGTAATTGAAATGTTTGCCATAATTGTTTATAATTTTAAATTTTTAAGAAAAAAATATTACTATACAGCAGACGCTGTAAGAGATACTGGAGCAGGACAAGAGGGTGGTGGCGGAGGATCGCCCTCACAACATTCACAGATTTTTGCTGCAAGAAGCTGCACTACCTGATTAAATGTCATATTAGTTGTAATACCTACACATGGTATATTTGGCCCTGTGTACTTTACGCAAAGACCTGTAACTACCTCCTCGCATGGTTCTCCCGTACAAGCAGGTGGTAATGGAACCTCTACTGGAGGACACTCAGGCTGACAAGGCTGACAGTTTTGATTAGGATACATTTTGTTATTCGTTTGCAGGTGGCTAACATAAAGGAACTGATGGATGTAATGCTACAGCCGTAGAACTGAGCGAAACAACACAAAGGAATGCTTTGATCTCTGACGTGCAGGGATCTTGACCACATTTTACCATACGCTCTCCAATGTAAGTGTATGTTGCTGAAGACTGTCCAGTCAGAATGTTTACCAAAACATCTTCTGTAGCAGAGTTAGGACAATCACCAGTAACAGCAAATCTTAACACTGCTGTGATTGATACTCCGTTGTTTATGGCTACTTGATTATTTGCAGGATTGTACAACGTAATTGTTGTAGCTCGCTGTGTTGCAGGCAAGTTCTGACCATCACAAGGGTATGTAATTTCTGCAGTAGTTACTTGATCAGCAACATTCAATATGTACTGAATTGAGCTTAGTTTTACCTTACCTACAACAAATGCTTTTGAAGAATCACCGCAACTGTAAGCCGCATAAACCTCAACAATGTAATTTTTGACAGGATCTGCGTTCAAGTTTTGAAATATAAACTCTGTAGCAGGATGACTTAACTCAGCAGAAGCAATTGGAACGCCAACAGTAGTTGTTCCGTTCCACTCTGTTATTGTAACTTCATAAGCAACAGGGTCTTCAAAAGAACCTGTTTGTGGTTGATTCCATGTAACCTTACAACCATTTGCGTAGAGTTCAGCAATTTGCACGTTGGTAGGGGGAAGTGGCACACATTCTATGCCGCCTCCACCACTAATCAAATTTTGCATTGCGCAACGCATGTCACAGATAGTTAACCACATGTTGACAATTGTGCTAGCAATAGTGGTTGGATTTGACACCCAACCAGGCAACTGAGACATTGTTTGCTCTGTGTCGCAGAGTTGATTAGCTTGGTCAAGATCTGGACATTCCAGGTTGATAGCAGCGTTTAATGATGAAAGACTGCCCAGTACAGAATGCAGCTGGCAAAATTTTTGCTCAAAATTAGAAAAAGCTTGTGCAATAGGAAGTACCAACCCTGGCGAGTTGCCACTTGCACACTGTGTGGTAACTGTTATACTCGCGGGAGTCCCCCCTCCTATTCCCTCCAACGTATTTTCAATAGTTGTAACTCTTGTGGTAAGAGATGTAAGCGCTGACTGTACACTCGCAATGGTGGTAAGTATTGTGCATATCCTATCAGCAAGATATGCGCTGTACGCGTTTGGAAGTAACTGGGTTACCTGATCTCCATTTTGGGTGAAATAAAGACATGACGGCAGTGGTATTGGTGTAACCGGTGCAGGTCCTACTTCACCACCACAGCAATTATCTTCAATATCGCAGATTTTGTTTATTAAAGCCTGCAATACTTCAAGTAACGTATCAGGATTTTGCTGATTTTGTTCAACAAGACATTTAAAGTCAAGAGACGTCACATCAATAACACCTGTCGTGCTCTCACAAAGTAGTTCAGCAAGTTGATGCAACACAATGTCAATAGAATCTCCTTGGCAAAGATTAATGCAAGGTATGTCTGGACCATTCCAGATAACACATGTAGATGACACAGGCATGCATGCGTCCTTTGCCTTTACAGAAGTATTAGTATTGACAGGTATCATTACAAAGTCTTAATTTTTTCTTCAATGGTAGAAAGCCCACAACAAAAGTTCCTGTCACAAGATTTCATCTCTAACGCTCTTTTATGAATCTCTTTGAGATCACTCAACATGTCAGCGCTATACGTTACCCTGCATTTTTTAATGCCGTAACGCTTCTTCCTGTATGCAGCATAAACGGCATCAGCAAATAGTCTATTAATACTAACAGATGCCAGGTTCATTAGGATGTTGTCTTAAGAGGATAACTACTCTGCAAGCTGTCTGAAGAACTCTTATTCTCAATTTGCTTTAAACTTTGCTCATAAGCAGTAATGCAATTTGAGCAAACTTGAGTTCCGTTTGATGCAGTTTTCAACTGACAACTGCAAGAAAGTTTTGTGTGACAATTTGGGCACATATTTTTATTGGTTGTTGGTTATTGATTACTGGTTATGACATGACAAGCAAGCACCTGTCATATAAGACCTTAGAAGTTTCTCAGCATACGCCAGCATGTCTACACCCTGTTTAGGAGCATGACAATACTCTGTTTTTGCCTTAGCAGCGTCTATGTACATTTTGATGTAACGCAGATCATGAAGCTTTTGATGTTGTTCTGGACCAGGCTCACAAGGCTCAAGCTGAACCTTGCATATTTCCTGATAGTATATGTTCATGATATTGGTAGTCCTCAAGTGATGATACTCTACAAACACCTTGTCATTTGGAGATACACTATAACGAATTTTATACAAGCCATCAGGAAGACTGAGTGGTGTTTCAGCTAAAGGATGCTGCAATCCAAGATCTTTAGCATTAAGGTTTTTGACAAAATCAGGCTGCAAGTCAGTGTAGTACTTTGGCACTAAAAAACCTGGTAGCCATATATCTAGTCGTGGGCAGTCTACATCAAGACCCTGGCCATACACAGATGCATCCCAAACGCGAAGAATGGTGTCACATGCTGTGTCAGGAATGTCTAGTGCAAGTGTGTGTCTGATAGTTGCCATGATAAAACCTCTACATTAGAATTTACAAAATTTTTAGGGTAAAAGCAAAAAAGGAGGGAAGAGAATTGACCCTTCGCCTCCTTTTTGCAATTACAATTGTTTGTAAGCCTTAAAGCTGTACTGCAAGTTGTACATGATTGCCGGCACTGGTTAGCAAAGCGTTCATGTAAGTCTCAAAAGGAGTGCTCCGAGCAGACACAACAACTTTTACCAGATACTGGTCAGCATCCATCGTTCCAGATGGGTTGCTTGTGCGAGGTACACTGTGCAGAATGTGATACGCAAAGTAACGAGTAGTGCGGCTCAAATCAGACAATGTGGTGTCATCCAATACTTCACGCATGCGTGGATCAGTTTGGAATGGCTCTTGAGCATAACGCTTAGAAAGAATAAGTTCACGAATCAATGTTTCACCAAAACCTTTGCCTTGATATGCACTCTGCAATTCAGTGACAGTAAAACAAGAAGTTTGACAAGGATCACCTTCAGTGTCTACAACAGCTGCATAAATTTGAATAGGCTCAAGTTCATAATGATCCATTGGAGAGAAAGAGCAGTTGCCAAATGTAGTGTCAACATAGGCACCGGTCAAAACCAACATTGCGTCATTAGTATCAGGAGCAGAAGCACCTGTTTCAAGAACGTAGCTTGAAGTCAAAACTTCCTCGTATACTTTCAAAGCAACAGTAGCACCAGCAACTGTAGCAGCTTTGCTCAAGGTTAGTGTGCCACCGGAAACAGCTGTAATAAAGGTGTTTTGTGGAATACCAGCACCAGTGATCATCTGACCTACAGCAAGATTTGCAGGAGTAGATCCACCTGCGCCAGACGTGTCGTCAATGGTCAATGTAGTGCTGTTGGTAGTAGCAGCGCCAGCAAAACCTCCAACTTTAAAGTTGAAAACTTTTGCGCTGATAAAGTCCTTCACGATAGGAGACTCGTTGATCTGATCTTTCCACTGAAGCAATACACCTACAGGATCTGCATTGTTGTTGCTTGAATCACAGCAAGGAGTTTTTGCATCAAGGGTCTGATACAAGTTGTGAGTCAGAAAACGCAGTGCTGGCGAACCTTTTACATCAAGACGCAAACGATAAGTAGTGTCGCATGCAATCTTTGTACAGTCAAGCACAGATACGCCAACAACATCATTTACAGGGGCAGCAGGCTCAGTAACGTAGAAAGCACTGACGTACTTTGGGTTGATGCCTTTTGACTTTACAGTCTCTTTGTATCCACCATGGAAAGGACCAATCTTGTCGGTAGTGTGAAAACTACCCTGGGCAAGATAAAAAAGCGGATTGCCTGAAGCACCTGTGTAGGTAGGAGTACCTGCAAGGTTTTGAATTTGGTGGTCAGAAGCTCTGACAACGCCAATTTGGCCAGCAGTCAACGTAAGAGTGCTGCCAGGAGTACTGTTGAAACCAGCGGTTCCAACAAGCATTTTTTGAAATGCGTGGGGAAAATAAGCCATTTTGTTAAAAGATTAGGGGTTAAAAGAAAAAAAGGGTTAAAGGGTTGTTTATTGTAAGAACAAGAGTTTATACTTGGTTGAATTGATCAGACTCTTGATTAAATCAAGATCATTCACAATCTCTGAGTAAGGCATTACTGTCTGTAACTCATTGACCATTGTATAGAGCTCTCTCATATAATTTACACAATCTTCTACAGAATACAAAGACCTTGGTGATTTTTCTGAAGAACAATCAAGAAGCATTTCACGTGCGCCCTGAAAACCTTCAGCAATACTGTCAACCATGCCTGGAAGTCCTTCATAAAAAGAAGCCAGTGCTGTATGGGCAGCATATGAACCAGGCCCTGTTATCTTCAGATGAAGTTTGTGGGTAGATACAGAAGCGTTCATCAATTCTGATACAAGAGCTGCTGTTTTGCCCTCCAAACTATCAGCAACAGGCGTTGCCATGGGACGCTTAAGTCTATAAGTAGCTAAAGATGTTTCCATTAGTTATTTGTTTGTGCGTTTGTCTTAGCGCGTTGATACTGGTTAAACAGTTCTGTGTCACCGGCCAAGATAGAAGCTGCTTCGTCAATGATCATCTCAACAATATCATCTTTGAGTTCTGACTCTACATTTGCAGTAACAGCACCTGTAGCAGGATTTACACAATTTAGAAAACTTACAGGAGTAGGAAACCTATAGAATGTAAGACGTGGGTTAATTACTTGAAACTCATCATTATGATAGATTCTCAAACGATTACCCTGCATCGTTACAAAAGTTTCACCCCAATCTGCACTAGGTTTTCTAAATGGATCTGAAAGCAAAGAACTAACATCTGCAACCGCTACCAAATAGCAACTCATCATTGCATCAGGACAACACTCTGTTCTACTATCAATCACTAATGACTTGAAATGCAAGTAATTAGACGGAAGAGTAGTTGTTTCAAAATGCAAATCCTGATTTGTACCAGTCATAGGAACTTCTGTCAGAAGTGTTTGCAAGTCATCTATCAGCATTATTGTAGACTCATCACCTTGTTTTCTGAGGTTGTTACCTTGCAACTGACGTCGCACCCACTCTATCTGAGCCTTATTAAACGCTTCAGCAATCTGCCAACACTCAATGTTGTCATAGTCCAGAGAAGCAAGCTTGTTAAGCCGCTGCTTGATCTTTATCTGTAATAGATTGTTGTTCATTTCTCAGTAGGGCACTGATTAAGCGTTCCAGAGTTTTTCAACATTTTTGGTGATATCTGTAAGAATTTCCTCATTTAGAGGATTTTTCAGATATTCAACCACATCAGAAGCGTTTTTGCCTAGCATAGAACTGCTCTTCATGTGGTATATGAAGCCATCACCACGCGTAGCAATGATCTTATAGAAATTTGCGTCTTTCACCATAGAACGCAGTTTGAGCGTTTCCATATCCAAAGAAACAACTTCTAAAAAGCGCTGTGCTGTTTTACGCTTGTCTTTGTCAACTGTTTCTCCGTTGATATATTTATCCATGTTGTCATAGAGAATATCAAGTGGAGTAGACTTTTTGTATTGTGTGGAATTAGGATCCACAACCTTGCATACATAAAGCAACTTGTTAGCGTTTTTGTCAAATAGCTTTTGAAGCTCTGCCAAAGCCTTGTTACGCATCTTTTTAACTTCTGTACGAATAGAAGCTGTCTCTTCATAACGATCAAGATAAAACTTGAAAGGAATGGCAGAAGAACGCGCTTCTTCAAGACTTTTTGCAACAATAGAGAAACCTCCTGCTTCAATTGCTCTGAGTTTAATCAAGTCATAAGGATCTGAAGAAGCGTCTAAAAAGATTGGCTCATTGCCAAAACGCATCACAATCTTACCCCAAAACTCATCATTGTCTGGACGTAGCAATCTTACTTTGTTCCAAAAATCCTTGTCGTCAGGGTCAATGATGTTTGCTGCAAGTTCTTTTTCAAGCTGTGATACTGTCATACGAATCTGCTTGATGGCAGCTTCACGCTCATCTTCATTCATCTGCTTTATTTCAGGAGCAAACTCATTAAGTCCTGTGACATAGCGTTTGATGCCATTGTACTCCAGACATGCTAATTGTTCCTCGTGGAACACACCTTCAAAAAGCACCATTTGATACTTTTCAAGGCCCATGTTGGCGTTTGTGTTGTCAACAAACGGTCTAACAGCAATCGTACTGTTGGTTTTAAAAGCTTGATGCTTTTCAATTATTGATACTTCCATAGGTTTTTAAAGGTTGGTTTTTGGTTTCTGTTCTGCTGGCTATTGGTTAAAAGCTCCTGAACCACGTCAAGGTTGTCAGCTCTCAGGAGGACACCTGGCTTTTACACCAGGTGGGTCTGCAGGTGCTACCTACAGAGGGGCACAAGGGAGGTGGAATGTGCATCTATTTTATGCAGTGACCAGGGGGAATCTCACCCCCTGGTTTGCATAGCGCCTTCAGCAGTCGTTTTAGAACGAGCCGCCAGTGATGGGGTTCCTCATCACAATCTTAAGAACCTTAGTAGGGTCTTTCACCCAGATGGAAGGCATAGTCTGGGTCATGAATACGCGGTATCCATTAAAGTTTCCAGAAGAAGCGAACCCTTGAGTACGACCCATGTAATCCATGGTACCGTTTTGATAGAACCATTTGAGCTCACTGTCCCACTTCAACTTCAGCAAGAAGATGTTGTCGTTGGTGTTGTCAGTGATGTCAAACACGATGAAGTTGTAAGAAGACAATGGGAAGCCATCAATGATGGGATTCTCAATGTCGTTGGTATGTACGTTGTCAAACGCTGGGTTCAACACAAACTTTACGTTTGCCAAGAAAGGAATAGTATAGCTGGTGAAAGCAAAACCAAAGTTCAGGTCCATGGCGTTGCTACCGCTGATAGCGTTCAAACCAGACTTGTCAATGTTAGCAACCAAACCAGCACCTACAGTGTTGAAGGCTTCTTTCTTGATAGCTTCATTGACCATCTTCATACCGGCCATACCAGTTTGAACAATGATCTGACGCTGAGGATCTGGACCTTTGAACTCAACTTTACCATTGTAGAAGTTGAAGATCTCAGAGCGGAACAACTCAAGGTTGAAAGAGCTCTTGTTGTAGATACGCTTGAAAGAGTTGTCAAGCTGGCTCCACAAACCTACAGACAGGCGAATGTCGTCTGGACCATCTTGCTTAATGCGTCCACCTTGTCCCCACATGAGGTAGGTTTCAATGTCATTAGCAATTTTGGTCAAGTGAGCAGCTTCCATCTTGGTGACAAAAGAACGAGTCAAGGTTCCAGAGTCATAAGCCTTCTTGATGTATTCTTTACCCATCTTAGACACCATAGCGTCAATGTTGGTCAAAGAAGGATCTTTGGCAATGTTGGCGTCAAATGAGCGCCAGATCTCTGTAACAGGTACAGTACCATCAGCGTTCATGCCACCTTTCATCATAAGCTCTGCACGGCTAGAAACAGAGTAGTGAACGTGAGCTTCTGCGCCACCTACAAAGTTGTAGAACTCGCGGAAACCAGCACTCAGTTCTCCGATGTCAGAAAAACGCTCACCATACTCTCCACGCGCAGAACCTTTGCGGAAGAATTTGGTGCCAGGCTTAAGATACACTTTGCTCAAAGTCTTCTGATTGTCGTTGTTCACCAACTGAACAGTGTATACGAAACCATCGCCAGAAGGAAGAATGTCCTCAGCTGTAATGTAAAGTTCAGCACCTTTGTACTTGTCATAGGTGATGATGTCACCATGACCAAAGCTGCGCTTATTCAATTTGATCTTGAAGGTTGTACCATCTTGACCAAGAGATGTTAAGCTAGGCTCTACGTCCTCTACAATGTAGGGAAGGTCCTGAACAATTGGGGTTTGCCACTTGTATTCACCACGAGGGTTGTCTACAGTGATGGTGTTCTTGCCACCGAAAGATGCCATCTGGTAAAGAGGCATTTCTACCTTTTGGGTCATGGCCCAAAGATCAACAGGACCCAAGTCCATGGGTTCTGCGCTCTTCAGCATGTTCACCAAGTGGTAGCTGTCCACGTGCGAACTAACCTTGTAGTTAGTGTCGCGCAGGAAGAGACCGTTGTTTAAAACTGGTGTGCTCATAGGATTTTGTTGTTAAAAAGTGAATTTAAAGGGTTAGTATATGCGGGTTATCGTTTAAAAATGTTTGCAGCAGGTCGTGGAATCTTTCTCACAGGTGCTTTGTCTTCTTCCTCTTCTCTGACGTTAGACGCAATTTTGCGTGCTTCTTCAGTTTTTAGTTTTCTGACAGTGTCCTGTGTCACCTCGTTTTTAGCTTGCCTTCTGATATTTTCCTTGTAATCATCAGGATCAGATAGCAACCACAGAGTTTCAGCAATAAGGTCATAGCGGGGGGTTTTTCCAAATTGGTGGTCTTCTAAGAGCTTGCCCAACAGGTTTGTAGGGCGTCCAGTCATGCTTTGGTACTTGGCTGTTGTCAGCTCCTCCCAGAGGAACTTCTGACGCTTGGCGTCCAGCTTGATACCGTTAACTTCAGCAGGTTTTAAGGTGTTGTAGATGTTTTCCATGTACTCTTCCTTTTTGCGCTGCTGCTCCTGACGGAACTGCTCTTGTTGCTGAAGCTTGGATTGGATCATTTCTTCCTGCATGGCATCAAGTTTTGGCTTGAACTGCTGTGCTTTTTTTGCAATGATCCCTGATTCCAACCACTCTTGGACTTGTTCTTCCATCAGTTCTGCGTCACCATTGCCAAATCCAGTGGCTTGTAAGTATTGTCTTACAATAAGTTCCTGGTGCTCAGGTGCCGCAGGGTTAAGTTCACGCACTTCCTCAGTCTGAGCAAGTGCTCTAAACAACCCCTTGATGTCAGTGCCGCCCCTTGCTACATATTCTGCAGCATACTGCAACTCTTGAGGTAACGATTCAAAGAACTCTTTTGGAGTCTGTTCTCTCAGAGATTTCTCTCTTTCTTCCAGGTTGGCAGAGATCAACTCTTTCCAATCCTTTACAGAGTATTCCTCCAGTGGTTTGTCATCTTCAAAAGGGACTAGTATGCCTTCTTCAAAAAGCTTGGAGAATGTTTCTACCAGCCCGCTTTTGTCAATCTTTTTGCGACCAGGCTTCTGCTTAGAAGCAAAACCCTCGTCATCATCTTCCAAATCTGCGTCTAACTCAGCAATGGCTGCTTGAGTTGTTGCAGCATTTGGGGTTTTTTCTTTGTCATCAGGATCATCACCATCATTTTGGTTTTCATCAAGAAACCTCAGATCTGAAGAACCTTCCTTAGAAAAAAATCCTGGTTTTGAGCTTTGATCATCATCTGCGGTCACAACGCTTTCAGCTCCTGGCATTGGTAAAAAATCATCAATACTATCAAGACTTACGCTGGATACAGATGTTTGTTGGTTGTTACTATCCATAAGTAGGTTTAAGTTGGTTGTTTTTCTTCTTAATATATAATCTACCAAATAAACCTCTAAGATTTACATCTGGCAGATGTATGACATAAAATATTTTGCACTATATCGCTATAGTACTTTTACTTTTTGTCATATTTGTTTTTGTTAGTACGCGCAACTTGCAATTCTTTTTCAGCAATGCGCTCTTTAGAGAGTAATTCTTGACGCTTAAGCTCTAGTTTTTTCTGTTCTGTAACAGTGCGATTTAACTCGCGATCTCTGGCAATGGCCTGATCAGTTTCTTTTGCGTTTTTCTTGTCAAGATATTCCAAAGTGTCAATGTAGTCGTTCTGCTGGTTCATGTCGCGATCGTTCATTGCAGTGTAGCCTGCAGCTCTGATTTCTGCAACGCGCTCTTGAGTCTCACGATCCAGCGCGTTTTGCTCAGCTTCAAAACGTAACTTAGCTTCAAGACGCTCTGTTTCAGCTTGTTGACGCATCTGTTCTGTTTGCTGCAAGGCTTCTGTTTCCTGCATCTTGGCCCTGGTAGTTTTCTCTTCAATACCTTTCATGACGTGGGTAATTTCAGCCATGGAGTCAGCCTTGACAATGTTACCCAAATCATAGATAGAAGCACCAGAAGTGTTGTTGTTGATGGCAAGACTTCTGATCTGTTCGATAACCTGGCGCTGGTTAACCTTGGTAGAGATAAAAATATTCAGATCGCGGGCCAGTAATTCTGTGCCATTCATCTGAAAGTTTACCTTTTCATCCATAGATGTCACATACTGCAAACGCAGTGAAGGACGATTAGAGTGATAGTACTGTGAAAGATCTGTGCGCATCTGATGTACGCGCGGCATTAGGTATTCAGAGTGCTGCGTAAAATACACCTCTGTCTGTGAGTAGCTCATGTTGATAGCCTGCTCAATACCCTGGGCAGTTTCCTGTGCGTTTACTGCACCCAGACGCTGCTGTGAAATACCTATAGACTCAAAGCACTGGTTCTTAAAGTAGCTGGCCAGTTGTACCCTTGACATCAGGCGCTTCGTCTGCTCAAGGTCAAGAACCTGGTAGTGCTGAAAGTTCACTGCGTTTTCTGTGTTGGTAATAGATGTGTCTAGAGGCAACATCTGAAAGTTCTTCATGGCCACATACGCCTTAGCGTAGTTGTTTTTGCCCCAATCCTCTCCCATGGAGTGACGTGGTAAAGCGTTTTGATCCAGCATGATTACTGTGCCAAGCTCGTCAATCAGAATGTCAGCAATCTGGTTATTAACCAGGTTGTATCCAATCTGGTAGGGTTTCATCTTGTCTACCAATGACATAGACTTGGTGTTGCGTTCTGTAAACACAGCACCTTCCACCGGCAACTTGCAGCCATACAACGTAAAGTCACCCTTAAACTGAAAGCGCAAGGGTTTTACGTTTAGATACAGTGGCTGAAATCCAAAAGTGTCATTATTGCCAAAGAATGCAGGTCTGTTGGGGCCAACCTTAGTGCCTCCCCACACTTCATTAATCCATATCCAATCAACATGTTCACCAAAAACAAGGTTCTCACGACTTTTTTTCTTAAGTACTGAAGTGTCATATAGGGGTTTAGTGGTAATCTTGTAGTTCTCATCAACAATCATGTCAGTAAGCTCACCATTCTCGTCTACTTTAGAAAGATGACCCACCATACGCTGGCTTTTCCAGTAGCAAGTCGTAACTCTGAGAAGACTGATGTCTTGAAAATCTTGAACACTTTCAGACTCATTTACAATTTTCATGATGATATCATCGCCAGTGTTCATAAATGAATCACGCGCACTTAAAAACTGCCGCATTCCTAAAGATGGACCTTGTGTATTCCACTCATGAGAACGCGTAGCATCATAAAAAGAACCATCATTTTGCAGTCCTGGGATCAGATAACCCGCTGAATGTACAGGGTAGATCGCCTCTAAAGAAGCAAGCTCCTCGTCTGTCATCATGTAACCATATTTGTCAATGACGTCAGCAATCGTCATCAGATCCACACGGCCTACCCAGTTTGACTGTGATATGTACCTGGCCTCAGGAGACTTGTGGTAAAAAGTAAGCACTGGGTTCCAAAGCTCCACCTCGTAATCATCTTCATTCATCTTAAAATGCCAGAACTCGCGATCAGCAATGAGCATGTCTTTAAAAGCAAGGTTCTCTAACTCTTTCATGGTAAAACGCTCTTCGTCTACCTCATGCTGGTGTGTAGCCCATTCCTCTACCATGGAACGGTAATCTTTCTTGAAGAACTCCTCAATTTCTGGCAGAGACCTGAGGCTTTCTGGCGACATCATTTGCTGTGCCTGAGTAGCCTGCTCTTCATCTTCCATGTTCAGACCCATGGCCTCAATGGTCTGTTGCATCTTGACCTCCGCCTGGCGCACCAGCACTTCCTCCACCATCATTCGCTTAGCTTCCATCATCTCATTGTAAGACAGATCATCTACTGCTCTATAGGTAATCTTGTCATTGCGCTTAGCAAACTCCCCACACATTACGTTGATAACGTTAGGGATGATGGGAAAAAACTTTAGTTCAAAGGCTGACTCATCTTGCTTGGTCAACACGTCAATCAAATCTGCTACTTCATTGTCTTCTTCTACAATGTAGTCTGTCTTGTCAATGATACCATTAGCCAGCTTGTAGTTTTTCAAGAGCCGGCGGGCGTTTCTGCGAATCTGCTTGAGACCTTGCATTTCCAACCAGTCCATGTTCCACGCGCCCCATGCTTCGTCTTTGTCTTTTCTGTTCAAAAACTGCACAGGTTGGGTCAAGGTGCCCATTCTGTTATGGTCTACCTTAGCTCCATTCTTGAGCTGTAGTGCGTTGTATACTTTAGGCATAATTATTTTCAGTTAAGTCCTCACCTCATGTTTTTAAAAGGGCTTCTGGGAACCTTAACCATAGTAGAGGAGTTGTGAACGTTTCCCATATGACGGAAAGGGGTCACTCTTAATTTAGCATGTTTTTTAGAGTTATCCAAATTAGAATCTTCACGTTCTACACGCTTAGAGTATCCTCTGTTAGATTCCTGCACCTTTGCAAAAGCCACCAGCGCACAAAAAGCCACCAGTCTGTCCACGTTTAGTCCATCGCGATACGCTGCCATCTCTTTTAGCAGCATGATGTCAGGGATGCGCTCAATGCCATAGGTAGTCTTGACAATCTCTCCATTAGGCTTGGTCTCTACGTCCAACTGCTCTTCCAAAAACTGGATTGCGTAGGAGATCAGGTTGGTTTTAAAGATTGTTCCCACGTTGCGCCAACCATACTCCTGGAAGACGTTGGTGTTGCTTTGCAGCTCTTTTAGAAACGGGATCTGGTTTTTGGGAACCAGATAGCGTTGTTTGCGCCTGGAGATCATGTACTGTATAAACAAGCTGACGTTGTTCTCTACAATGGTCCATGC